TTGCTTGAGGAAATATAGATTCTTTTCTATATGCAAAAGCTTCAGCAATATTCATTGGTTTCTGAGAAATTCTTAATTGATAAGCTTCTCCATTTAATTCATTTTTCCAACGTGATCTTTCTTCAATGATTGCTACAACTGCTTCTTCAACTTTAGAATTACCAAAGTCATCTATGAAAGGAGGCATTGACCATTGCTCTGGAATAAATAAACCTGCCATACCAATAGCACCATCCTTATCCATAAGATTGGTTTCTACAGAATATATATCATTCGCTTTAGGGTTTAAGATCATCTCTTTTAGTGGATTACATTGTTGTAAATCTCCCACTGATCCTGCTGCAATGAACATCCCTGTAGTCATCATTCCAGAAGACATTGCTGGACGTAAGTATTCATATGTTTCACCCATCTTAGGAGCAATACCTGCTTCTTCATGGAAAAATATTGTACACGGTCCACCTACTCCTGTAGTTGCATTTTTCTCAAATGAACCACCTTGTATTTTAGACTTTAACCCTCTTGCTGTTTTTCTATTACCTATCTTAACTTCAATTTGCTGTTGCCATAGTAATACCTTTTCTGGATTACTAGGTCTATACCAAGCAGTATGTTCATTAAGAAAAGTCTTGTATTCATCTAAGAATTTCCATGATCCTTTATCATTAATAAAATCTTTTAGTGATGCTCCAATTTTACAGATACTCCCTTCTTCAAACCAATATGTATTAATGATCTTTCCCATATGAAAGTATGAGGAAGCTATCTGACGTTTTTTAAGTATTGCTGCATGTTGGTTATTTAACTCAGCTAATAACTCATACAAAGCCATGTGATACTGAGCATCTCTTACTTTTGCAAAACCATATTTCTTTTCTTCCTTATCAAAAATTGGTAAGAAGTTTAACCACATATAATAATCTCTAGTTAAGAAAAAACTTTTCTCACCATCATTATATATTACCCCTTCTCTACATTTATTTTTTTGATCTTCCCAGTAATTTGTAAAATCTTTAGATCTAAAAGGTTTATTACAATAGTATCCTTCTTTATTAAAAGCTTGTGCTTCTGCATTAAAGTCATGAGCTATTTTAGTGAACCCATAAAGACCGGGCTCACTAAATATACTAAGGATATACTCTATAAAATCTGACTCTTGTTCAAATTCAGTTACATCCCATACACCATTATTATATGTTGGAACAATTTTATACATCTTCTACTTCAACTAAGATTGCAAATACATCTCCTTCTTGGATAAGTAAATGTTCTTCTCCATTGTGTTGCATTCTAGTTGGCAAGCAATGTTCTGTATATTGTACTACATCACCTATTTTAATTTCTTCTACAGACTGACCAATTCCTATAACAGTACCTTTATACTCATTCTTTTGAGCAATTTCTGGTAGATATAAACCTGATTTAGTTTTTGTTGCTGCTTTTTTCTGTTGGATAAGAATCTTTTTTCCTACTGGTATTACTAATTGTCCCATTTGTTTATGTTTTTGGTTTGTTATTAAATATTGGCTCATCCCAGTAGCAAAAGTACCATTGGGTTTCTTCTTTACTCATTATAATTGATCATATGCTAATCCAGCTCCTCCACGCACAGAACTTTCTTGCTCTTGTTTCATGTCAGTAAAGGCACCTTTGTATGATGATCTAATCTGTTCAAACTTGGCTGCTGCATTAATCATAGAGTTCATGTTACCATCTCTCCCGTGTTCTATTGCAGTAACTTCCATATATTTAGCTAATCTATCAAGCATTGATTTAATCCCCACATACGCTCTGTATGTAGGTGTCTCATACATTTTCTTACACATCTCCAGTGCATATCTAATTTTACTATCTTCTGGAGACTCCTCAAGTTTGATTTCTTCAATGATTATATCTTCCTTTTCATGTTCAGGTAAATTAAAGAATGGATTTAGATCTGGATTAGGACAACTCATATAAAATATATACTGATATACTTGCATATATGTATCAGGATATTTTGACATTATATCTTTTAAAAAGGGCAATGCATAACAATGCTCTGTTGGTATTACCTTACTGTTTTGTATATCAAATAATCTTACTATCATATAATTTTTTTAAATGTTGGCTGCTATATATGCTGCAATTGTTGCATAACTATCTGTTACTGCAATAGGTGCAGGTGATGTTATGCTTAGATATATTGCTCTGGTATTAGGTAAATATACATCTCCTATTGAATCCCAATATTCTGATACACCTGTGATATTTGCTTGATTTAAAGATAAAGGTGTTTCTGAACCTTGAATTGCATACTGTCCAGGATCACTTGCTTGTTGTCTCCCTATTTGTATTTGTGTTAATTCTACTACTGTTGCCATTATTTTTTATCTTTTAACCACATCATAAGAGAAGACACTTCATCTTTTAAATATGGTAGTTCATATATTTTCACTTCATCTAAAACAGGTTCACCATTAAGTATTTTACTAATAGGATAACCATTAGAATCTTCACCTACAGTTTCAAATTTAACATGTTGTATTGTTAACTTACCAATCTTTAATTTGGGGTTATGCTTCTTAATAATATACGCATAAATACTGAGTTGTAAGTTATAATGCTTAAGATTACAATCATCTAAATGATTAACTGGTTTATATAATTTATTAGTTATACCTTCCCAATTAGTAAATCCTTTATTTTTTATTTCTTTATTTGTTTTGTAATCATGAATATTAATATAGCCATCTACAACCTCAACTAAATCTGCTTGACCACATAAAGCCATAGACTTTAAATATACCATGTGCTCCGGATAAACTCCTTCTTTAAGCTTTTGTTCTGGTGCATGTTTTATACCATTCTCATCAATGTTTGGTTTTATAATAGGAACTTCAAAACCATTACGCTCAATAGTTTTAAAGTCTAACATATCAGCTTCTCTTTGGTTATGATACCAATTACCTAATTTAATAGCTCTCTGAGTTTCATTATCCCAAGCAGTAAGTATTTCTTTTTCTGTCATACCATGCCATTTAGAACGTCTATTCTTAGCTGACTTTTTAGCTTGACCTTCTCTGTCAAATTTAGGTTTAAACATCCCTATGAAAGATGTTACACTTGTCCAATTAATTTTGT